ATCTCTGCAAGATTGTTGGTTACTTTACTATACCACATTAGTAATCATCATAGTTAAATTCACCATCATCATCATACTGATTTAACAGTTCATCCTCTTCCTCTTCTTCAAAATCATCTTCGTCTGCTTCTCCAAGATAATTTGCAACAGCAAGTTTTATCGCACCATCAAATTTAAATGCTTCTCTTAATTCTTCAGCACTATGTTGTCCTATTAAGGCTTCAACAACATGATCAGCAGCTTCCGTTATATCATCTGTATCGTGTATGAATTGACGTGTTTCTTTCCATACCAGTGCGGCTAAGTCCAATGACACTATACGTTCTCCTCGTTAAATGTTTCTTCTTCAGCAGGAGCGGCAACTTCTATTACCTCTCCAGCTTCAGGTGTACTTAGCTCTTGTTCTAATTTATTAAAGTCTTGCATAACCTTGTCTAAACAACCGTCTTCGTTGCGTTCCCAAGCCTTTCTAAACTGTAGTATTTCTTCACCACTTGAAGTTTTAAATGCTAGTCTATTACCTTGTTTGGTTAGCAAACCTGTGGCTTCTGCCAAGTCAACAAGTCCACTATATGGATTCATACCAGTTTCGTATGGAATCTTTACCTGCACTGATTCAAACGGTTTTGCATATCTTGTTTTCATAACCTTACAAGCGGCACGTATACCTTTAACTTGTGATATCTTGTTGCCATCTTGGTCTTCTTTGAGTTTGAGTTTTCGCATTGCAACAACAATACTTGAAGCATAGATAAAACCTTGTCCACCAGATATCTTATCATCTGGATCAAACATATCCTGTGATGCATAGGTATGATTGGTACATACCATTCCTACATTGTAACTACCGAACATGTTTACAGTATTACGTACAAGTGCAGTTAGTGCTTTTGGTTTTCTACCCAAGTCACCTTTTAAATCTCCACTATCAAACTGATTGATGTCTGTTGGTGTTAGCAACATACCTAAACTGTCAATAACAAACAATACCTTAGGACGTTCTCCATCAGGTAATGCTTTGTAGTCTTTCATAAATGTACTAACTGTTTTTGCTACATCATCGATCATGCTCATGCTAAGTTTTAATAACTTGCTTTCATCTGTATCTACGCCAAGTGCATGTAACCACGATTCATCAAGTGCATTCTCACTATCAATCAACACAACAAATATTCCCTGTGCTTGTGCTGCTTTTACAATATTTCCACTTGCAAAATAACTTTTACCTGCACCAGACTCTCCTGCAAATACTGTAACTTTTCCTAGTGGAACACCTTTGTGGAAATCGCCACTTATCAAGTAGTTAAGTGCATAGTTGCCTGTGCTAATCCAGTCTGTTGGATCGTTAAAGCCAATAGACAATCCGTCAATGCTTTTTGTAATATCCTTACGAAACTTGCTTACATCAAATGGTTTACCCAATGTCTTCTCCTATCTAAAATTTTACTTATTGTAACATGAAAAAGAATGAGGGCAAGGAGAAAGGAAAAAACCTTGCCCTCCTTTGCCGTTAAGATGAAGACTGTCTGCTACGAATCATAGCAAGTATATCTTCGGCTTTCTGTCCACTACCACCAGCAGGGGAGGCTGGTGTCTGGACTGGTGCAGTTGGAGTTGCACCCATCTCTTCAGGTGTAGCAACCGGAGCAGGAGCCACTGTTTCTGCTACCGGGGTTGGTGCTGGTGCACTAACCTCTACAGGTTGTACTGTTGCTGATGCAGCCGCCGCCATTGCTGGAGCTGTTGCTGTTCCTTCAGGCTTTTGCATACCTGCTGGACGAAAGTATGATCCCCAACGATCAATATCATATGCTTGTCCATCTACTGATGCTTCAAACATTTCTTTCATCACTTTTAGTTCTTCTTCACCTGGACGTTTAGGTAGGAAGTCACCTAAATTATATAAACCTTGTGAGTCAATAGCAGTGGCTTCTGCTTCAGTTAATGCAGTTTCTTTCCTTGCCCATTTACTTGTGCTATAGTCAGCATAACCACCTTTAGAAGTTTTGCTTACTCTAAAGTCTAAACCTCTTGCATAATCTGTAGGTAGTTCCTCTAATTCAGGATCCATCAATGCACTTTTAATAATTTGGAATATCTGTGGTCCAATTATGAAACGTCTGATAGACTTATCTGACTTGTCATCTGCTATAGGATTCTCTCTTACAAACCCTTGCATAATGTAACTGCGTTTCTTCCAGTACTTACGACCCATGTCTTCTAGTGATTTATCTTTGAACCATGGACGCACTTCAGAGAGAATTGGACAAGTATCGCCCCACATCTCAACACAAGGAACCTGTACTTGAACACTCTTGCTGTCCATCTGTCCTTTAATGCCATTGAATGGTAGTTTGATCATTGCACGTTCAATCCAAAAGAACGTGTTGGAATTATCTGCATCAGGAAGGAAACGTAGTACTGCACTATCGCCTTCGTTCATATTCCAATGTGGGTAAATTGCGTTATCGCCGCCGCTTGTTTGATTACCTTGCTTGTTATCTGCCGCTGCAAGGCGAGCTCTTATTTCTGCTAATGAAGCCATTTTCTTCTCCTATTGCCTACGAGTAGCAACTACTACTCTATCATTTGCCTGTTTATGTTTGTCAACAAATAATGCAACTACATTACTTGCACTTTTATTTAGCACAGTAATACCTAATGGTGAGTTTTTATCTGTGAAAAAGTTAAACATGACTAATAATAGCACATGCACAGGAATAGTCAAAGATTTTGGTTAAGTTTGTTAACCTTTTGCGAGGTAGAGGATTCTTTCCAACATAGGATCACGTTCTGCTTTGAGTGCTTGTTTGCCAGTGTCGATATCTTCGATTTCTGTCATGTCTTCAGAATCTAAGTCTTTTGTTGGTACGTTGGTTTTACTACGTGTAGCATCTTGATCGTTTGGATTTACAAAACTGTCTACTCCCTCATATTGAGGTGCTACTCTATCCATATAGTCAATCCGTACCCATTCAGTTAGATCATATTCTTCATGGAGAGCATCATAATCTTCTTCAGCAACTGGTGTACCGTCGGTATACTTTATGCCATCTTCAAGAACAAAAATTAAATCATCAAAGTCCTGCATATCATATTCAATAGTATCAGTGTCTATTTCTTTGCCTTTGAAAATAATTTTATCACCATAGCCTTCTTCAATGTCTGAACCACCAGCAGTTTTAACTACATCTTGTCCGCCCATGCCCATTTCTAAACTGCGTTCTTTGCCTGCGGCTGCATTTGCCTGTCCTGCTTGATATCCACTTGCTGGCTCTTCCTGTGTTGGTGATTCGCTAACTTCTACGTCTATGTCAACACCAAGTTCCTGAGCACGTGCCTTTACTAATTCTCTACAATCTGCATCTGGATCTTTGTCTGCTAGTTCACCAATGTCATCAAACAAACTGTCATCGCCGATAAGATCATAAAGTTGTTCTGAAGCATACTCGCCATCAGGTCCACATGGTAGAGGCTTTGACATAAGCTCTTGTAGCCTTGCCATGTCTTCTGCAGTTTCTGGCAATGCCCATGTACCTTCCATAACTTGGTTGGTCCAGTTTTCAAATTGGTTTGCTTCTTTCATTGTGCTTTCCTTTATTTTTGCTAGTATAGGCAATGCTTCTTCGATACGGCTATCAACTGCACTGTTTACAAATACTTCTCTTACACTTTCAATTGTTTCGTCTAATTCTGTTGCTACTGCTGGATCATATGTGGCAAATATTTCTTTGTATCCACGTTTGCCAATCATCTTCTTGGCTTTGCGTTTTAGATCTGCATAATGCTTTACTGCATCTTCTACTATGCCTAGTGCTTGTTCGTTTTGTGCAAATGCATTACTGCGACTTGCACGTACAAACTTTCCTAGTGTTTTTATTTCATTTATGGTTTCGCTAATGTACTGTCCAAATGCATCATATGGTGTACCGCCTTCACTTACATGACGTGCCATTGCTTTAGCACCAGCAATGCTTTCAAATGGCATGCGGAATCTTTCACCTTGTGCATTCTCAACAAACAGTGCGGCAATGTTTCTAAAACGTTGTTCACCTTCTCCAATTGCTCGTGAGTGTTGTATTACTACTTTTGCTTTACCCGGCTGGTTACTGTAGCTCTTGCTTTTACCTTGAGCTTTCCATGCTTCCATTACCAAACTCTCACTGATATCAGCCATGCTAGCCATTTGATACTTGAGTTTGTTCATGTTGTTCAAACTAAATGTAAGCAGGTTGCGTTTTGCAGTTTGTCTTAGCATGGCAAGAAAATCGTACCAGTCGCCTTTGTCACCTGGATCCATACCTTTGCCTAAGTTATCACCGTAGTAGACTTCTAGATCATTGTCTCCGTTGATGAGTACAACAACTGTGCCATATTCATTTCCGTTTGTACTAAAATTAAATGAGAATAGATCTGCTTCACTGGGATTAACTGTTGGTTTTCCCATTGCGTCCAAACTTTTTGGATCAAAGTCTTTTGTGACTAACAAATCATAAATTTGTTGTGATGCTGTGTTTTCTTGTGCCATGTACGTATTTATTAAAAGATTGCCACAAACGGCATAGGTTCTAATGTCTCCTCGCTAAAATCTGTAAGATGCGAATCCAATTCTTTGTGATAGCTGGTCAATACTTGTAACATACGTATTGCCAAAAGTGTCGCCATTACTAAATCGTCGGTCTCGCCTGGCTTGCCAGCGTAACTTGTACCGTGAGCCACAAAGTTTTTGAGTTCACCAATCAAACTAGGAGAACAAATTGTCATTTTGTTTGTTTCAACCAGTGTTTTTAATTTTGCACAGGCTGCAATTTTACTTTTGTGTGTTGTGTTGAACCCTTTCCTATAGCGTTTGCCACTAGCACTTACAACAGTATTATCGCTTAAAAAATATCCTTCAATGTTCTGCTCACCATACTGCTCGATACACATCAATGCAGCTTCGCCAATTGTATTATTTTCTACACTGTAATAAACACTCTGCGGGTCTTGTACTGTTTCGTTTACATGCTTTACTATTTCTACAAGTATACGTATTTGATCTGTGATTGGAGTTTTGTTG